TCTGTTCTTTCCTTCTTTATTTCCATAGCGTTTAGCATACTTCATAATGTTTCCAAGAGTAAAACCTTCTCCATGTCCAGAATCAATGATGATATCTGTAGCTTGATACTTATCAGAAGCATAGTGCTCTCCATATGTACCATCAATGTACTCTTTTAGTTCTTGTATTAATTGTCCTTCATTAAATTTATAGTTCATTATTTCTCCAATCATCCGGTAAAGTATCTTCACTGTACCATCTAAAGTTATTTGTTTCAGCCCACTCAGCATGGGTACGTTTTGTTCCATCCCTTCGTACTTTTGCTCCCGGCATAGGTGAGAAAGGCTTTTGAAATAAAAAGACTAACTCAGTATTTGTGGGCAATGCTTCTCTAATATGTATGTACTTACTATACTCTGCATAATCCCAGAACCTACCTTTAGCTTCTAGTAATATTGTTTTACTATCTATTTGTTTTACAAAGTCTGGTTCGTATTTATGTTTAACAACATACTTGATAACATCCCAATGATGTTTCCAATCTTTGAGAATAGTTTGATGCATATCAAATTCCCATGCACTATCATATCCTTTAGGTACGTTAATCTTTTTGGGTCTAGGTTTTCTAGGTACTCTTCTAGGCATTAAGGTCTCCAAGCGTTAGCTGTGGATTCCGTTTAACTTGTTTGTAAAACCAGCGTAAACTGTATGCACTAAGAAGAAATCTATTGTTAGCAAAGATGTGAGTTTGTTCTGGTAAGAACTCATTAAGATTCTTTCGATGTATCTTAGATGTATCTTCTCCATCTGGAACCATAGTTCTTAACCACTCTATGAGTAAGTCTTCTGCTCTACGTCTTAATTGTTTTGATTTTCTTCCACTCATATCTGTGTTACCTCTATAACTTTAGGTGGCTTGGGTGTTTGAGTTAAATATTTTAACCCATTAGAATATTTAAATACTCGTAAACCTTTACCTTCATTAGAATCTTTATGACATTCAAACTTGTGTCTGCAATACACACACTCTCTAGGTAGCTGCATGTTCCCAGACTTACCATCTGGAACAGGGCTGTAACATAGATCAGGTGGTGTTGCTAACTTCACAGCCTTTTTAATATCTGTGATCTTCTTCTTGATGTTAGGCTTGTCAAAGTTATCAGGTCTGTACAAAGCTAACTCACCAGACTCTTTATTAAGAGCAAGGAATCCACCCTTGTCTGTACCCTGTGCTTGTTCGTAACCGGCAAGTTGAGCCATGTATCCAAACATATCGTTCTCTGCTAGAGTACCATCCTTGAATTTTTTAAAAGCAAATCCGGAAGCTGTTTTAATATCAACAACCTCTCCATCAATAACACAATCCATGTGTCCTTTGATACCAGATACTTTGATCTCTTTCTGTTCATCAGTAACTGTATGTCCAGATAGCTTGATAAGAAATATAACTATCTCTTCAAGTAAATGTCCATACAAAAACTTAATGAACAAAGAGGGTGGCATCCTTTCCGGAGTACCTTCTGTTTTCATATCGAACCAAAGTTGTCTAGGTTTTTTACCTATGTTAGACATACGTAAAGTTGTATCACCTCTTGGTTCAGGGTGAGACCACTTGTAAAGTATCTCTTTCATAGACTCACCAAACTGGTCGATAGTCTCAGGGTCTAGATCAATGTGCTCACCATCGGCAAGTACACCTATCTTATTATATATATCTTCAACTAAGGTGTCAAGAGTTTTCTTAGATTTAGTCATATTATGTTCTCTGTCTGTGATTTATCCATGCTAATTGTCTATTAACAGGATTGAATTGTAATAGCTGAACACCTAATCTTTTTTGTTCTTCGTTTCGACTTTGACATTTAGTTACTTTGTTGCCGGTTTTTTTATGTTGTTGTGGTTGTGCTGTTTTAACATCAATGAAAATAGTTTCTCCATCTTTCATTGCTATCATATCTATTGGTCCAGTACAACCTGTGTTTCTAAAAACTTCATAGCCATTATCCCACAGCCATGTAACTGCATAGTATTCAGCTAGGTCTCCCTTTCTACTACTATCATTAGGTTTAATGTAATTCATATTTAATTCTTGTTGTTTATTTGTCATTGTTTTTTAAATACTCCATAGCGTTTTGTAAAATATTTACATCATCTTTAAGTCTACCAAGACCATTATTACAATTGTTACAAATCCACCCTCTAAATTTATCTGTAAAATGATTGTGATCTAACACCCAAACTGACCTGTCTTGAAACTGTCCATACTTTTTTAATTCTTTTTCTGTTTTTTTACAGCACGGACATTTATATGTTTTACTAGTAGGTTTAGGATGTTTGTCTCGTAATTTATTTACAACCTTTGCTTTTTCTCTACTACATTTTGAACATTCATTTCTTAATGATTTACCTGCTCCATGTTCTCTTGGTTGAAAAAAAGTCTTTTCTTTATAATGATTACACGTCATACATAATTTAAAATTATCTTCATCTATTGTCACAGAAGGTAAGTCTGGAAATAAATCTAATTGTTTAGTGTGTCTCACTCCAATTACTCCCTACTTTAAATTCGCCATCCATCGGACAACGTAGATCAAAATGTTCCCCTGCTTCTATGATAGATTCAACAGCCATCTGTCCTACCTTGTTTGCTCGACAAGATAAGACTTCTATCTGCCATTCATCGTGAATGTTTGCGACAAACTTATGTGGTGTTCCACTAAGCTTAAGCCTACTAGATAAAATACATAAAGCTTTCTTCATAAGAATAGCACCGGCACCTTGAAGCAATGTGTTCAAAGCTGAGTGTTTGTTTCTTATGTACAACTTCCTACCATCTAATCCTTTGAGGAAATTTTTTGAAGCTGCTCTGTCAACTCGTTCCTTAAGAGACTTGTATGTTGGGAGACTACTAAGAAAGCGTTCTCGCAACTTCTTACCGTCTGCTCTGCTTCCTTTAATGATGCTTCCAATCTTTTCATCTCCTGCTCCGTAAACGAGTGCGTAGATGAAAGTTTTAGCCTGATCTCTTGATTTAAGTCCAGCAAACGTTTGGTTAGCTGTGTGAATGTCTCCATTAATAATCTCATTTATATACTCCTCATCATTCATATAATGTGCTAACATACGTAGCTCTAATCCACTTGCATCTACACCTACAAGGCTATGTCCTTCTGGTACAGTCCAACAGGCTCGACATTCTTTGCCATAAGGACTGTGAACAGATGGAACCTGTGCAACGTTGGGGTTTCTGTGTGTCATTCTTCCGGTAATAGTACCATTAGGAATAACAAATCCATGTATTCTACCATCATCCTTAACAGCTTCTACCCACGAATCAATTTGAGCTATACGCTTTTGCAGTAATAAAAAATCTGCTATAAGTTTTGCTTCGTGTATGTGAGTTATCTTGGATAATGTTTTCTCATCTACAATAGGTTGACCGGTAGGTGTAAATCTATCTGGCTTCCAACCAAAGTCTATAAGATATTCTCCAATCTGTTTACGAGAACCAAGATTAAACTCTTGTAAAGTTTGTCTCATAAAAGGATTGAAGTTGTTGGTATCTAAACAACGTTGATACTCATCATCAGTTAGTCCACGCTTAGATAGATTACCATCTTTCTTTATGTAAGGTATAACTTCTTTTGTGTCTACCCATTTAGGTTTAAAAGTTTCGTGTACCTCTGATTCAATCAGTTGTTTCTTTTCTCTTAGTTCTGCTAACAAACCAAGTGCTGATTGCATATCAAAATCAAAACCATCTTGTTCCTGCTGTTTCATAATCTTAGCAACACCTTGTTCAATCTCAATTGACTGAGGTGAGAAACCTTTTGATTCTTTACGAAGTTCTTGTAGTACCCTAGTGTTTAACTGTACATCCCGTACACAATAGTTTAACATATCAGTAGAGTAGTTAAGATAATCTTCAAACTCAATCTTTGGATAGCCTAACTTGTAACCCCAAGTCTCAAGGCTGTGACCACCATCACGTGTTGGATTAAACAGTCTGGATAAAACTAAAGTATCAATGATATCTTTATCACTGAGATTAACTCCTCCAAACTTTTCTACCATTGGTATATCAAATCCAATAATGTTGTGACCAATCAGCCTATCTGCTGTGGTAAGAAACTGATACCCTTCTTCTAACTTGTTAGGTGGGAACTTAAATATCTCACCTGAGTCAGGATTCTGGGCAACGATACACCATACTTTTGTGGCATGGATATCATCAGTCTCTATATCAAATACTAAATCCATTAGAATCCCTCTTCACCAGAGTTATCAAACTCTATGTCTTCGTTAGTTAGTTCAGATAGTCTACCTGTTTCTGAATCATATATCACCCTAGCTGCCATACCTACATCACCTGTGTATCTTGATTTAAGTACACGTAGTCTTGTAGTCCTAGCTTCATCAGGGTCTTCTGATTGTTGATTACGTTCCAATGCAATAACACAATCGGATAGTTGTCCAATACTATTAGAGCCACGTAGATGAGAGAGACTTACTTCAATTCCATTCTCGTGTCCTTTGTTACCATCGACACGTCTAAGATGTGATACAAGAATAATCCCTGCACCTGTCTCTTCAACTAAACTTCTAAGCCTAGTCATAATCGTATCAATAGCTCGTCTCTCATCACCCTCGTGAACAGCACTGACTAGCATGTGCAAGTGATCTACTACCACCCACTTACAGTCGCAACCAATAATCATAAAGCGAAGCTTGGTAAAGATATCATCAATGTCGTTGGTGCCAAAGTGGGAATGAACCCATACTCTGTTTTTATTCTCACCATCGTACAAGATGTCAAACATCTTATCAAGTTCCTCTTTAGAAAACTTCTCACGTTCTTGGTCAATGTATAACCTAGCGTTAGCTTCAATAGAAAGTATACCATCAATGGTACGTCTCCAATCTTCTTCTAATGCTATGATACCTACGTTGTCTTGTGTTTGTTTCACAAGCCAATGTTCTATCTCTCTTGTTACACTAGACTTACCAAGTCCTGTTCCACCTGTAAGAGTTACAAGCTCACCTTGTCTCAAGCCATACAGCTTTTTGTTGAGTCCTTCATAAGGATAAGGTATGCTTTGTTTCTTCTCACGATTGTGAAACTTCTCACGTTGCTCTGTAACATTGATAACACCGGATGGTGTATACACTTTAGCAGACCACCAAGATTCAACGAAGTCCTTATGTCTGTTAGACTTAAGCATATCGTTAGGGTCTTTAAACCCATTGGGAAGTGTGAGTATCCTAGCCTTTCCGGGCTTGAAAAGTCTTGCAACTTTTACTGCTGCATCCTTTCCTGCTTTATCATTATCAAAAGCAACGATCACGTTTTCAAAGTTATCAAAGAACTCCAAGCTCTCCTTGATATCTCTTACTGCACCTTGTGCTCCACGCTTGATGGATACCACAGCCCACTTACTACCAAGTAGTTCGTAAGCTGCCATAGCATCACACTCCCCTTCGGTTATGGTGACGTACTTGCCACCCTTAAACAATTGCTGACCAAACAATCCGGTGTCATTATAACTACCTTGTACAAAGAAATCTTTAGTAACAGAATTTCTGCACTTGGTAGCTGATAGTTCGTGTCCATTGTAGTATGGATAGAAATGTTTAATGACCTGACCCTTAAGGTCTTGAACAGCTTTAACCCCAAACTTCTGTGCAGTTGCTTGAGATATTTTTCTGTCAGTCAATGCAATGAAGTTACCTTCAATCACATTGTCAGGTTGTTTAGGTTGAATTGTTTCTGGTTGTGTCATAGTTTTTCCGTTACATGCTTGTTCATAGTTAGGCATAAATGCTCCACAACTGAAGCACTTTGCCGAACCATCTTGATTAATACCAGCAGCATCACTGCTGTCACAAAGAGGACAAGGTTGATGTACCTTATCCCAAGTTTGCTCATCCATGTTAGCCCTCCTCACAGACTATGTTGTTTCTTTGGTATCTTCCTCTGAATCTTCTTCAGGTTCTACGATTGCTTCGTCTCTAGCTTTAAGCAACTCTTCTAAGTTTGCACGATGTGTGCGACTTGCAAAGTCTAAAGCTTCGATAACTACCTGCAATGTACCAACCTTCTGCACGATAACAGTGGATTCTTGTTTAACGACATCATCACTAATCTTATTAACATCATAAGCAGTAGTACCATCGTCATTATTAATAGTAATAATCATTTAGAATTCCTCGTTATCTGATTCACCTTCGACATACTCTACCAAGTTCTCAACCTTTACAGCCATAAGTTCAGCGAACTGACCATAATCATTCTTGTAAGGTTTGATCTTGACAACAACTTCTGAACCATTACCTACGCTAACATCTAGATCAGCACCATCATTGTCCACAAGTTTAGGTGCAGCATTTGCAGTACCATCATTTCTTGTGGCTCTCTTACTGAAAGTAAATGCCGGTTCATCATACTTAGGCTGTCCTGATCTGTCTCTAACTTGATTAAGACCTATGCCTTCAAGTTTAGATGCAGTCTCAGGGTCTGTAAGAACAGTCAACCCATACTTGTGAGGTTGGAACCTCGTGTTTGGCGATGTGATGTTTGCCCACATTGCCTTACCTTTTACATACTCATACATATTATTTCCTCCATCGGTTTGTATTAAGTGCACACATTATATCATACTTTTGTATGAAAGTAAAGTGTTTGGTTAAAAAAGTTAAGCCGGTTTTAGAGTGGCACAAGACCGGAAACTTGTAAATATTATAAGTTAAATAAAGGAGGGCAAAACTTCTTATAATATACCTTCGTATTAATCCCTAATAGCAGTGAGTATCTCTTCCCAAAATGTTAATGGAGTATCGTTAAGTCTTACCTTAAAGGTATCGTCTAACTTCTCCACTACATGCCCTACATTTGGATAGTGTTCCGTCATATACAATCCAAACTTCCTATACTCATCACGAGTAAGTATCTCTGTATTGTATTGATCTCTTTCTGCTAAGTAGTTCATCTTAATAAGCGTGTATTATAACACAAGTAAAAGACATTGTCAACAATTAAATTTAAAAGTTTTAAACAGCTTCCTGTGTTGTCCACCAATTAGGCTTGGGTCTATTTTGTTCCCACTTAGCGTAGTGTTTTTCGTTAATGCAGTAATTACGATAAGCAATAGTAGCATCCTCATTCTTGTACTCCTCAGGCATAGCCTGTGCTAGTGGTGTCATATCTTTTAGAGCTATGTTCTGTGGCAACTGCATCAAAGGTGTTGCTAATTTATCATAACTTAAATGAGACCTACCATACCTGTAGCTGTACTCGATTGATAAAGCTACGAAGTGTCGGTACAACCACTGATAGTTAGCACTTGCTTCACGAACCCACTTACTGCATGGGTGATTAAGATGTGCTACCTTATACATGTTCATCTTGTCTGCCCAATCATCACCGTCTAAAGCTCGGTGTGCTGTGCATAACATCTGTGCTGATTCCAAGGGCATCTTGACTAACATCTTGTCAGGCTGTGCCTTTGCTGATTCAACTGGACATTCATCAAAATAAAATATGTTCATTAAGATTCTCCAATTAAAATAACTTCACCATGTAGTTCGTATCCACTTTGTCCTGTGTTAGCTACATCAATTCTATCTATCCAATAATTTTCTAAATTATAATCAGGATTACTTGGATTGTTTTCTAACACACGAACATTTAAAGTTTTGTCAGTGATAGTATTTAGATTATCTATTAACTCTTGTACTGTCATACTTCCTCCTCAGTAGTACCATCTGTTTCACGATAGTCTTCCTCTTCAAATAATTCTTGTTCAATAAATTCTACCACGCTGTTTCTAAGATTACAAATAGTTTCAAATTGTGGATGTTCAATGTCAATACTAGACACACCATACTTTTCTAAGAGATTGTAGAAATCATCTTGAAATTTTATAAAGTTATCATCTGATAATTCTGTTGCTGTCATTCATCACCCTCAATTTTAAATGCTTCGTTAAGATGATACAGTAAGTCTGATATAGCATGTACATCTTGGATATCAATACCACCATACTCAAACAAACTAGTAACACCACTTTTCGATTTACGATAGTTCTTTTTAATCCATTCCAAATGTCTTTCTGTAATTTTAATTGTTATTTTTTTCTCGTTCATTTACCTTGCCCTCTATATTTTTTTAAGTTGGCTTTCTTACTCTTGTTCATAGTAGAGGTGCCAACATTACCTCTACCTTGACTTGTCTTCTTACCTTTACCTGTTGTTGCAGGTGTATGTGTACTCTTAGTCCATGTCTTCGCCATATCTATTCTCCTCTACTGTTGCTCTGCGTTGATCTCTGTACTCTATAATCCTTCGACCATCTGCATAGTCTGTTATTTGTTTATACCATAACCCATCTTTGTACCTTGTGTCAACAGCTACAATTTGTTTAGCTTGTTTTTCTAATTCAAGTATCTGTCTCTGTTGTTCCACAGCTTCATTATACTCAGTCATTTTGCTCCCTCTCTTTTCTAAGTTCCATTAACTCATCCCACTTATAAAACTCTTTAGTCTCTGCATCCCAAAAGTTTCCACGGTGTTCTTGTGGTGGTACATAAGGTTCTATTTTATTCTTGTCAATCAAATACATATACAACCCTGTCATTGCAACAAGTAATACACCTGCTACGACTACCAATATTATTTCCATTCTACAAACCCCATGTATGGTTCTTCTCTGTGTCCTTCTGGTAAAAACTCTACCCTGTCATCAACTTCTTGTAAGTCATATGTTGTTGCAGTTGTTTCGCCTTCATCATTATGACCCATAATCAATCCTTTACCTGCAAAGTTTCTACCTGACCAACTAAAGTATCTTTGATTACCTTCAACCAATAGTCCTTCATCATCTACATACAAATCATCTGCATCAGATAGACTTACTATATCAAAGGTACTACATTCTATTAGATCATAGATTTCTTTATAGTCCCCACCATATACTACTTCTTTGACTGTCTCGTCAAATGGATTTACTAAAATTACTCGCACTTTTTATCTCCTTAAATTTAATACCTAACAACTTATGAATCCTGTCTTCAAACAAACTAACCTGATTCATTATCTCAGACTGTTCACGCTGTGTACAGTTTGCAAAGTTCTCATCCATATGAACCTCTGGATTATCAAACAGCTTCATCAAGTAATCAGACACTTGGTGTTTAGCATAAACCTTTGGTGTCACTTTTTTATTTTTATATTCTATCATTACTATCCTCCTTTTATAAAGCTTTATAAAGTTTTATAAATTTTAATATAAATTATTAATATAATTAATTATTATTTTTATTAATGTTATAATATGTATAAGATTATATCACAAATAAAATCAAAAGTCAAATTGTGTGACAATCGTGTCATCTTGACAACCAATATATTAATAAAAGTTTACAAAATATATAAAATTCTAACATGTTTCTCCTAAAAATAGTGGCTTACTGTACTCGTTTCTAAGCATAGGGTTAATTAAAAGGTATGGCATACCCTTAGTACCTAAAAGATCGTGCAATACACGAAGCCACATGCTCTTCTACAAGCATGTTTATCTCCACCTCTGATAGAGAATCTAAGTCTCTACGATTTATGACATAAGCATGGGTAGAATCTAGCAACAAATGTTGAGTTATACCTGTCAATTTACTGTACAAATTTCCAAAGTCTCTGGCTAAAATTTCCTCAACTCTGGAATGCCATGTACCTTTTTCTATTCTTTTCATATAGCTTCTCCTAACTGTAATCTAATTTCTTTCATCTGCCTTGCCATCTGATTTCTTAATCCTGCATTTAATCTAGGTGCTAAAGTTCTTAAGTTCTTATACAGTTTCATAGCTTCATACCTTTCCAAAACTATTTCTGGTGAAAAATCATCATACATTTTTATACTATTAACATTAACACCACATACCCCATCAATCAATCCTATACCAGACCTAAAGACATCCTCCAATACCAAACATGCAAAAGTCTTTGCACCTAATTGTAATCTAACTTTCATTTCTCCATATCCTCCAATATTTGAGCAGACATTTCATCATCTTGCTCTTGTTGTTTAACAAAGTCTAACCACTCTTGACTGTTCTTGTCAACAGTATCAAACCATTCTCTAAATACTTTACTCATCTTCGTTCTCCTCCTTGTTTAAAATTAGGTGGCAGTTTTTTAAGCAGACCTGCCAACTACTCCCTACTCTAGCTTTATACTCACACTCTAGGGTCTGGTGAGTTTTTGTAGTTAGTGCATGGTGGTATAGTTCTCATTTACTTTTATCCTAACCTTGATGCCGGAGCAAAGGATTTTATAAGGCTCACTTCCTAACTACAAAACATATCCTATCATATCAATGTGTCATTTGTATGACATCATTGTGACAGTTCTGCAACATCTATATACTTATAGACTTTGACTTTCGACATAGCTTCAACAAAGAAGTGTCGGTAGTCTCCATCTAAATTAATACAACCTCCAACCAACACATCATCAGTTGAGTTGTACTTAAGGTCTGATATTGTATGTAATATTCTACTTTCATAAGTATCGGTATCACTTTTAAAGTATTGGAAAGTTATTCCATAACCTTTAAAGAATGCTTTACTTATCATTTCTTCTGTTGTCATATGCCTTGCTCCTCAAATCTACGCTGTGCTTCTAGTTCAGCTTCCTCAATACTCATACCCTCATCAAGACAATCGTCAAAGTGTCTCTCTAATTGTTGTGCGTTGTGATCGTCTCCAAAGTATTTACTCTCTGGATTAGTATCTATAATCTCAGCATCAGCATAGTAATCGTCTACTATTTGATCTACTTTATTTCTTTGCATAGTTCCTCCTCTGTTAGTTTAACCTCGTTAAAGTCCTCATCATAAGCTTGGACTTTATTTGCCCACTTCCAATCGGTATCGCATTCTTGGTAGTTATCTATTTCAATAACTTCTCCATTTTTTAATTCAATATAAAGTGTAGTCCACTTAACTGAATAATCTTCGACCTCTGCCCAATCTATATCTAAATCTTCCAAATCATATTGTAAGACTTGTGTATAGTGTGCTTCAATATATCTTGCTTTATTCATAGTTTCTCCCTAGCTTTACGCTAATTGTATTACATTAATTACAAATCCAGACTTATCTTGTCTAGCTTTGCCCTTTGCTTTCAGACCAACCACGCTATTTGGTTCGTCTAGAAATCTCATATCTGTCTTGTCTCCATCAATTACCTTTAGTCCCTTGAACATACTCGGCAATACTCCATTGAATACCACAGCTTTGTTATGTGGTACTTTGTCAAACTTACTTGCATATTTCTCGTTGGCTTCGCTATAACTCCATGTCAAGTGATAGTTCGGTATATGATCTATCTTCCTCGTGTGTATCTTGGTATAGTCATAGAATTGTACCTCTGGGAAGTGATCGAACATATTTTTACCCTCGTGCAGTTCATACTCCCATTGTATATCGCTAGTCCCATTTAACCTGATACAAGGCTTGATATTATTTTTCTCACACTTGTTTACAAATTTTTGTATCTCTTTGTAAAGTTGTGCAAGAAATCTCTGCCTATCATCCCAATAAAAATTTGTTCGCCTAAGTCTAGCTAACTGTATCGCATTTGTGGTCTCACCTTTTTTGGTGATACCACCTCTTCCGGCAGTATTTAAACAAGGCTTCCAACAATTCGCTGATTTTGCATACGCACATACAGTTCTTTTAACAGGTCGTTCCATTAATTGATCTGCTTGATCGTGTGGTAATAAGTGCATAATAACTACACTCATTTTTTCAGTAATACCTTTTACAAGTTTTGCATTACTCTCACCGTCTGTTAGTAATGTGATCGGCTTACCCTTGTAAAGCTTGTCAAGTAAATCCGGATATGACTTGTATGTCTTATCTTTATATTCTACTTTCATAATTTATATCTCCATGTTTAAATTAGTACCCTCAATATTAAAGAATCCTAATATGATTGACCAACACTCTCCCTTATTTCTATAGATAGCTACTTTGAATCTTGCAAAACAAAAATAGATATCAATAGCATAATTCTCTGATACAAATTGAACCCCAAATATTTTCTCTTCTGGGTCAACTTCTGGTATAAATCTAATTTTCATAATTACCTCATTTATAATTTTAAAATGTTAATACTACATATAAACATAATAGCAAAGCTATAGGTTTTAATACATACCAATTGAATTTTTCTAAGCCTTGCATAGCTTTTAATTCTCTAATAAATTGTTTCATATATTACCCTCTCTTTTAAAATGAGGGCTACACAATAGCACATTGCATAGCCCTTTTAAGTTTACTTAGTAATTAAACATAAGTATCTATTTGCTAACCCATTGAATACAATACCTCTACTAGTTTTATAGATGGTTCTGTTATCAACCCTCGATGATCGCTTATTATTAGCAATCCTAAACTTCAACCCCAATAAATTCACATGGTGAAATTTTTTGTTGTTGTTGTACTTATCATTAAATGTTTTTATGCTTAACATAAATAACCCTCTTTAAAATGGCAACCTTTTCAAAATTGTGGCGTTGCTCTTTATCCTAGCCTTTCGGTTTCCCTATTCGGCTTGTTCTGTAATTTATTCTACTCTTCTTATTTTAAATATCAATACCCTTGTAGAATTAATTTTAATTCGGGATTAGCTCCATATCTTGCTCTATGAGTTTCGATACAAGCATATTGATAAGAAGTAATACCTAAAACTTTTGTTTTAGATTTCTTACCGTATCTTTTAGCTTTCCTTTTTGCATTCTTTGAAAGCTTTTTAACTTCTTTTGGTTCAGCTTGAATAAATCTATATTCAACATTGCCATCTATATTTACATATTCTTTATACATAATATATATATTCCTTATTTCTTAATGAGAACCATTCTCATTTGGCTATTCAGCTTTTTGCCTTTCGCTATATGAGTATTTAGCCTGAAGTAAAAAAAAATATCAAGTCTTTTGAGTAATTTTTTAAAAAATAAATAGGCTTTAATTTTGTCAAATTGCTTGACGGATGATTAAAAGTATGCATCTACTGTACAAACATACAGTAAAATATAGGCTTCTCAGAATGGCTTGTGAGAGCTTAAAAATATTTTTAGATGCTGCAGCATTGGTGAAGTATTGGTTAGCTTAGAATAGACGAGGTGAAACCTTTATAAAGTTTATGAATATCAGCTATAATTATAAATGATATATGTAAAATTACTTTATAAAGGCTTCATTAACTAGATATAAGTCTACTTTATAAATGATATAAGCATTGTTTATAATTGGTAAAGCTTTTGAAATTTGAAAAGTAATATAAGCTCGGCTTATAACACTTTATAAAGTTTATGAATGGCTAGGATTATTGCCACGCTTTACAAGCTTTTGAAATTGCGTCATTTTTTTTCGCATTAAAGAGCTGAACGAAGTGAAGGCAATAGCTAAAGGGGGTAGGCAGGAGGTACGGGGGTAGGGGGGTAGTAGGGATATAAAACAAATACATTTCAAGGGGTTTTAGAATATTAACCAGCCCCCTAACTTTACAAAGGTTGCACCTATTTTCTATATGATTTTGAATAAACTTGGGAGGGTGTTGGAGGGTGTTAGATATATATACAACCCTGGGGAATCTTACAATTCTATTGTACACATTTTTTACAAGTTTGTCAAGTCATTTGCGAAATAAAGTAAAAAATTTTATAAGGGCTTGACAAATTTGTAAAATAACTCTATAATACTAACATGGCAACAAATTATTTATCCGAAACAAAGGATAGACAACTTACTGAAAAGCAAGAAGCATTTCTAGGTCACCTCGTGGATACAGGAGGAGACTTTAAAAAGTCAGCCGAACTTGCAGGATACTCAGGCAATCACTATCAAGTACTCAAAAGTTTAAAAGAAGAAGTAGTAGATTTAGCCCAGAACGTACTTGCAAGGGAAGCCCCTACAGCAGCATTCAAGATTATAGAGGTTTTGAAGTCAGATAAGCCTGTACCTCAAGCTAACTATAAGCTACAAGCTGCACAAACTATATTAGATCGTGTAGGAGTTTCAAAGACTGACAGGATAGATGTTAATCATAATACCAGTGGCGGTATATTTATTCTCCCTGAGAAAAAGGCGATTGACATTGTAGCCGATGATGCAGACTACGAAGAACTATAATGGAACTCTTAGTACTTTTAATTATGTTACACTATGTACCTTGTGAGAATCAAGGTTATGGAACTGTAGAAACTTGGACAACTGTACACGGTAATACCTCTACAGGGACTTCAACCTCTACAGGAACTTAAATATGAAGATATTTTTAACTGAAATAGAAGCCTACGGGACAACCTTTGCAGGTCCTAACATCGTAGCTTCATCCTATGAGAAAGCAGAGATAGCTGCAGCCCAGAACCATTTGGTTGTTGTGGGTGAGTTAGACAGCATCTATGTGGATGATGAGTTAGAAAAAGAACACCTTAATACTATACCTAAAGAAGAAGATAGGATTATACACTGATGTTATTAGAAAGATTACAACTTCGTAAAGGTGGTAAGGCTAAATCAAAAGTCAACGAAGCAGGTAACTATACCAAGCCCGGATTACGTAAACGAATATTTCAACGTATCAAAGCTGCTGCTTCACACGGTACTGCAGCCGGTAAATGGTCTGCACGTAAAGCTCAAGCTTTGGCTAAAGCTTATAAGAAAGCTGGTGGAGGATACAAGTAAACCATGCCACTAGCAAAAGGAAAAAGTAAAAAGGCTATCTCTACGAACATACGTAGATTAAAGAAAGAAGGTAAAGCTCAGAAACAAGCTGTAGCTATTGCACTTTCAAAAGCTGGTAAAACAAGGAAAAAGAAAAATGGCTAAACAAACTTCACAAAGCTGGAAATCTCGTGGACACTATCTAAGAGACGGGACTGAATGGAAAGGCAATCAACATGCTATGAGTAACGGTAAAATACACACTGGTAAAACTCATACCAAAACAAGTAAGCCTTTGTTTCATTTTAGAGACCTAAGTAAAACTGCACAAGCAAAAATATTAAAAGAACATGGTACTAGCAAAAAGTCAACAAAGTCTTAAAGCTTGGACCAAGCAAGATTGGG